CTCGACGGTCGCGTCGGAGACTTTGCCCTGACCGATCGCGGAGCCGAGCGTCACGATCGACGCGAGCGCGGCGCCGTCCTTCACGGACGGGGGGTAGATAGTGACCTTCCGGCCCGGCCTCAGAGCGATGTCCAAGGCCGGGGCCGCGAAGGCGGAGAGATCCTTCACCATGGGTTGCTGACTCCTTCTCAGGCGCCGGTCTCGTCGTCGGGCTCGGTCGCCTCAGCGCCGACCCACGAGGAGAACGGGTTGTTGATGCGGGTGCGCGGGCCGAGGCCGGTGACCGCCACCGTCCACTGGCCGACGCCGTCGTTGCCGGTCTGGCCGCGGCTGATCTGCACGGTGCCCTTGCCCTGGTAGGCGTCGTCCGGGTTCGGCTCGCCCGCGCGGGGCTTGTCGTACCAGCGGAAGTCGCCGATGGCGAGGTTCCCGACCGCGTTCGGGTCGGCGAGGTCCATCAGGCGCTCCACCTCGGGGAGGTACAGGCCCGTGGCGGGGTGCCGCTGGACCTGGACCTGGAAGTTCAGCGCCCACGACTCGCCGATCTTCGGCGCGTTCGGGGAGCCCTTGTCGTCGTAGGTCGCGGCCTCCGTGGTGATCGGCGGGGCGGTCGGGTCGACGCCAGTCACGCGCCGGAACGGCTGCCACTTCTCCTCCTCCTCCGCCGCAGCGGGGAGCAGGATGTCGACGCCGTACTCGTAGGAGTACCCGAAGTTGGTCTGCGGCAGAGCCGGATCGTAGGGGGGCAGAGGGGTCTGGGTCATGATGCGGAACCTCCGGTGTTCAGAGTGATTTCGTAGTTGTCGGTGCGCTCGTCGCGCTTGTTGCCGTCCATCCCGAGCGACGCGATGGACTCCCGGCTGATGCGGGAGACGTGGCCGTCGTGATGGCGCATGTGGAGCAGGCGGAACACCTGATCTGCGATGCGGTCCGGGCCGAACGGGTCGTTCGGGGCGCCGCGGAACCGGAACTGTGCCCGGCGCGTGTGCGTCAGCAGCGAGTCCGTGGCGAGGTAGACCGTGACGCCGATCGCGACGTCCGGGGTGGCCGGGACGCGCTTCGCTGCGATGAGCGGAGCGCCCGGCGTGGGCGTGGTGGCGCCGATGCCCGCGTCGGCGAGCAGCTCGGCGAGGTGGCGCGACAGGGCCTCATCCGAGAGCACGTCGCACCTCCGCCGCCACGACCTGAGACACGATGCCCTGGTCCTCCACGACGTGGGATTCGAGGTACTTCGCCTTGCCGCGCTTGGGGTGCTGGTAGCCGAGTTCCTCGTGCTGTCGCACCGCGTACGGGGTGTCGAAGTACACCGACGCGGCCTCGTCGTCGACGTCGATCGCGCCCGAGTCCGACAGCGGCCCGTCCTGCAGGGGCACGTCCGGGATGGTGCGGGCCAGGAGCAGCGCCGCACCCTTCCCGAGCGCCTGACGCTTCGCGCCCTGCACCCGTGCCGCGATTTCCGGGCCGCGCCACGTCATGCCGAAGCTGTTCATGACCGTCCTCCTCTCACGACAGGGTCGCGATCTGCTGTGGAGGGACCCGATCGGTCTGGGCGCCGTACTCGACGCTCTTGACCGTCTCGACCCGCTCGCGCGGCTCGTCCTTCCACAGCGTCACCCGGTCCCCGGCCTTGAAGATGTAGTCCTCCGGGCCAGCGTTCCCACCGACCCGCGCCGAGGACACGACCTCGATCGCGCCCGACGCGACGACCTCCCGCAGATCCCGGTCGACGACCTGCACGGCCTCGACCTTCTGCATCGGCCCGAACCGCTCCGGCGCCCCGAAGTCGGCGGGCAGCACCGGCTCCACGTGCACCGTGTGCGGCGTCAGCCGCGACGGGATCCGCTTCACCGGGACCACCCGCCAGCCGACGGGGCGTTGAACAGCAGGTTGTGGGCCGACAGGATCGTGAACGCCTCCGGCGCCACGCGCGTCTCCATCACCTCTCCGACGCTGCGCGAGCCCGAGCCCGGCAGGGTCAGCGACATGAACGACGTGCCCCCGGCGAGGGAGTCACCGCCCGTCTTGGGCAGGTCACCGCTCCACTGCGCCTGGGCGCACGCCGCCGCGTCGAACACGTCCCGCAGGTCACCGGTCGGGTAGCCGTCGGCGTCCGTGTCGTAGATCGCGCCCTTCGTGAGGTGGTCGATCATCGCGGACGCCGACTCGCACAGGTGCGTGTCCTCGGGGTCGACGTCCCACTTCTTCGCCCGGTCGGCGGTGATGTAGTTGCGCACGACCCCTCCTCGATCAGGCGTCGGCGGGGGAGTCCGCGACCGGCGCCGCGGCGGCGATCGCGTCGCGAATCTCCGCCTTCGTGCGGGCGCCGCCGAGGTCGATGTCGTTCTCCGCGGCGTGCGCGCGCAGCTCCTCGACGTTCAGGCCCGCGAGCGGGTCCGTGGCCGGGTCCTCGGGCTTCGCGGGCGGCGGCTTCGGAGCGGCCTTCTTGGCCTTCCCCTCCACCTTGTAGCCGTGCTTCGCGAAGTAGCGGATCGCCGACTCGTCGTCGGTGTCCGCCTTCCCGTCGACGAACGCGACACCGGCACGCTTGCCGGTGAACTTCTGGTTGGGGGCGATGATCTTCGCCATGGTCACTCCTCCTCCTCGTCGCCCGGGTCCTCCGGGTCGGTGGGGTCCGGCTCGGGATCGGGATCGGGCTCGATGCCGAGGTGCTGCTTCAGGTGGTCCTTCTCGTCCGCGTCCTGCTGCGCCGCGTCAGCGGACACGGCGCCGGGCCGGACGGGGCGGATGCCGTCGCTCGCATGGATCTGCGGAGAGACGACGTTGATGCCGTGCGGGTTGCCGTCCTCGCCCGCCAGGCCAGCGTTCAGGGGACCGAGGAAGTCCCCCTCACGGGGGTCGACAGCGCCATCCCGAAGGGGCGTGCCGACCACCGTGGGGTTCACGTAATCGCGGGGATCAGCCATGGTCAGCCGACCTTCACGTCACGCAGGACCGCAGCGGCCTTGGTGGACTTCAAGACCGGGGCGATCGGCCCCAGCTCCACCTCGCCGGTCTTCACCGCGCCGGGCGTGGAGAAGTTCGGGAGCCAGGTGCGGAGGATGTTCCCGCCGATGGTGGACGCGGCGTGGAAGCCGTCGAGGCCGAGACGGATCGCGTACACGTCCGTGGTGCCGTCCTCGTCGGTGGGGATCGCGAGGTCGCCGGAACCGGCCTTCTCGCCCATGTCGATCAGCGGGATGCCGTTCCATGCGGTGATGGTCTGGCCCCACCGGGTCAGCTCGGTGAGCTGCTGGGTGTAGTCGGCGACGGCCTGCAGCGCCGCGATCGCGTCCTCGTTCATGAGGAGCATGTCGGGGCGCCCGTCCATCTTCGCGATGACCTTGCGCAGCGCCTTGTTCACGGCGATGCCCGCGGCACGGTCGGTGACCGCGCCCCAGTCGCCGCCCGGCGCCGTCGACATGTCGAACTCGGTGTTCGACCCGGCGAGCATCGTGGACAGGCCCTCGAAGGAGTCCTCGTCCACGGCGGTGTCGCCGTTGATGACGGCGTCGTTGAAGAACGCGCCCGCGCCCTTGATCTTCTGCTGCATCTGCAGCGTGACCTCACCGGACTGGGCCGGGCCGAGACCGTCGAGGATCCGGTCCACCTGGAAGGAGCCGCCGAGCGGCTTCAGCTCGGTGAACACCTGCTCGGTGGTGACCTCGGAGGGCTTGTACTCGGTGTTGATCGCACGGAACGCCGCACCGGCCTGGGAGACCAGTCGACGGTAGCCGTACACGAGGGTGGAGCCCCCGGTGGGGGAGACAGCGTCGTCGAAGGTGAGCGCGCCGAGCATGGGCGCCGTCTTGACGAACTCGTCGATGACGAAGGGGGCGTACGCGGCCTGCGTGTTCTGCTTGGCCTGTTCGAGAGTGACCGGCATGATGCCGTCCTTTCAGGTGGTGGGGGTTACTGGTAGTAGGACCCGACGGCTGCGTGCAGATCCTTCGGGTCGGACGGCTTGCGCCCGGACCCGTTCTGGAAGTCCCCGCCGCTCTGATCCACCGTCGAGGCGACCTTGATGTGCGGGTGCTGGTCAGCGACCTTCAGCAGTGCGTCCTGCACGGCCTTCGAGTCGTTGAGGTCGACGTCCGCGAGCGCGGCGTCGGTGTCCTTCAGGGCCAGCGCCGCCTGGGCGTTGACCTTGACGGCGTCGGCGGCGGTCGTGATCGCGTCACGCCGCTCGAACTGCGCGACGCGCTCCTGCGCAGCCGCGAGGTCTGTGGTGAGGCCGCTGATCGTCTCGTTCAGCGTCTCCTCGGTGGGCTTCTCGTCGGCGAGGCCGAGGGCGACCGCGACCTTCTGCAGCTGCTCGTCGCGCGCCTTCTGCGCCGCGTTCTCCTGCTGCGTGGTGCGGTCCTTCTTCGCCTCCGCGCGGACGCTGCGGATGTACTCCTGCACCGGCTCGGGCAGGTCCGACATCTGCCAGTCCTCGCCAAGGTCGGCGAGGGCCTTCGCGGTCTGCTGCTCCCCGCCGTGCTCGCCGTCGCCACCAGCGGATTCACCCGCAGGGGCGGGTGCCTGCTCGGCGGGCGCCGTGCCCTGCGCGCCCGGGTCGTCGGCGAACCGGACCAGGCCGAGCGCCTGCAGCGCCGCGGGACCGTGCATCGCTC